TCTCTTAAATGTAATATTTTATCATTTACATCAAATAATCTTTTTATAGTAGCCATTAGTAAATAATTGTTTTAGTAATGGTTGAATTAAATTTTAGCTTACCTGCTTGTTCATCTTTTCTTGCCCAATTGTTTATAGTTGATTTCCAATTTACATATTTATTACCTTCGTTTGAATATGCAAGTGCTGCCTCATAGTAGTAAATTAATTTATCTTTACCCCAATCACTAAATTCAGATTTAAAATTATTTTTATCAAATAAATTACAATCACTAAATAATATTTTACTTTCTTTTTCTTTACTTTCTTTTACTTTAATAGTATCGTTTCGTATTACATTCGTATTCGTTCGTAATACGTTCGTATCAATTTTTAAACCTTTATCCTTCGCCCACCTTGCATTTATTGATATTGTAGCCTTTTCACTTTTTAGTTCCATTGAAAATTTTAATCGTTGAGAATAAAAAAATTCATCGTTTTCAATTGTAAATAAACCAAAATTTTTAACAACTGTATTTACTTTTTCTTTTGATGTTCCCCACCTTCTTGCAAAAGATTCAAGTGTCATCAATGGTAATTTATATTCTTTTTCTGCCCTTAATTTTTCAACTAATGCCCAAAATATACCATATCCCTCCATTCCTAACTGGTCAATTAAAACCATACATTTAGGGTCATCTTGCGCATTAGCATCGTGGCTAAAATAATACGCATCTTTTTTACTAAAATCTTTTTTACTCATAATTATTTTGGATTAAATTTATAATTTCTTTGGTCAAATTTAGAAAGCCTATCAATATCTATTTGAGATATTGTAAATAAATATTTCATATCTTCTACTTTCCATGCTATTATGTTTGGATTAGGGTATATTGGATTCTTTAATTCCATTAAATCAGCTAAATGAACAGTTCCAGTTTTATCATCTACAAAAATCAAATAAAAATTAACTGAAGTTGTTTTGACAAAATTTATGTATTCATTATAACTTTTTATATTTATACCTTGCGCATTCCAATTATTTAATCTTGCTTTAGTTTTAACATCAATAGCAATAACCTTTTCTTTATTTAAAGTACATAACATATCAAAATAATGCGCCTTATCTTTAGTAAAGGGGCGGTATATTATCCACCCCTTTTTTTCTAAAAATTCAGATACTATATCTTCACCAATATCACCTTTTTTTAATGCTGTTTGAAAATCTGCCATTTAGAATTTATTTATATCATTACCAAATACTTCCCAACCATTTCTTTTTTCTCTGCTAAAATATTCTAACCTTCTACCCATTGTTATTTTTTCAATCATTTCAAAAAAAGAATCTGGTTTTCTTGAATGTTCTCTTCTTGGTTCGTTTAAAATATCTCTAAATGTTGTATTCTCCCAATATGGTTTTCCTTTTACTCCTACTATACAAAACTCGCATTGCATTCTAAACCAAGCACCCATACCTATTTTCTCTTTATTCCAAACTAAAGTAGCTTTATAATCTAATCCCCATTCTTTTAATATTTCAAAAGCATCAGGTAAAAATTTATGAGTAGTCCAAAGTAAAACAACAGCATCATTCATTAAAGGCATTTCAATTTTTTTTATATCTTGAATACTCATTTCAGGATAAGGATTTGCAACCCTACGCCCAACAGCATCAAATGATGTTAAACTTTTATTTTCACCTTCATAAGGCCAAGGTGGGTCAACTGAAATAACATCAAATAAACCTTTTAATTCAGGTAATAAACCTTGTTCAATATCTTCTATTTGTTGTTCAATTAATTCAATTCTAACAGCTTTCTTTTCCTCTTTCTTTATCTCTTGATATACTTGGTTTATACTTACTTCTCCAGTGCTTAATTGTGCTTTTGCTTCGGGTGTTGCCTTTGCTTCAATTACTTTTACTTTTGCTATTGTATCGTGTGAAACGTTGGCAATTTTAGCAACTTCTTTTTTAGTAGATATTTCAGGATATGACTCGTCAGATATCTGACTAGTACTCTTTCTAATACGTTCCTTTTCCTTTGCTCTTTCACTAAAAACACTTTCTAATTCTAATGCTAAAACACTTCTTTGATAATTAGATAAATTCCTTCTACCAAATTGGTTATTAATCATCCATTCACGAACATCGTTTTCATTTTCAAATCTTTTACTTTCGGTTTGATAATCTAAATTCCATTGAGTAGCAATTTTAAAGCGGTTATGCCCATCAATTATAAATCCATTCCATGTAATAATTTTTTCACGGATTCCTTCAGTTAAACAATTTTGTTCTAATTGCCTAAACTCTTCAGCACTTAATGCTGGAATAAGTTTTTTAAACTCTTCTTTTATTTGTATCATAGTATTGGTGGAAAATGAAAAAACCCTCAATTAGGTCGAAGCTAAAAGAGGGTAATTTCTATATTAATTTAACAATGGAAATTAATTATAGGTTGCTAAATGGCTTCGACCTCATTCAACACTTGCAAATATAATACTTTTATTTTATCCGTTTACACATAATGCTAACAATTAACTATTTTATTAAAGTCTGCTAATATTCGGTTATATTTTTCAATTACTAACTTGTCGTAGCTTAATAGGTTGTCAATTGTTTTTATTCCGTGAATAATAGTTGTGTGGTCTTTTCCAAGTGCAGGTGCATAGCCTATTCGTTTAGCCATATACAACTCTCCTATTTCCTTTAAACTTAATGTGGTGTTTTCTCTGACTAATTTCATTGACACCTGCCTTGCCTCACATTGTAACCTGTGTCGTGTAGTAGCTATTAATGTTTCTATTGGTATTCCGTATTCTTCTGCGCATAGCTTTACAATTATTCTTGCTAATTCGTTATCGCTGTTTACTTCTTTTGTCTTGCAGAATAAACTTACTACTAACCCAGTATTTTGTTTTATTTTTCTTTCAGCATCAAATATAATTTTGCTGATAATTTCGTGCTTTTCCATTATTTATATTTTTGTTTTATAGTTTCTAATTCTTCTTCTGTGTATGTTTTTACTTTTGTTAAATAGGCATCAAGTCTTAATTGTTCCATGTACTCTGTGCCAAACTTTTCTTTTAATCTATTGTGGTATTCTAATTGGTTACCATCTAAAAATACATTACATTTTTTACATTGTTTTCGGCAGTTGCGTTCATCAAATATTAAACCTGAATAGTTTTCTGCTTTATAAAAGTGTCCTGCATGCCATTCAATTGCTGTTAAACTTCCACAACTGATGCAAGGTTCGTTTTTATCTCTATTTCTAATCCACTTTTGAAATATTACTTTGATTGCATTTACTTTTTTAACGTACGTTTGTTTTTTAGTATCTAAACTTTCTAATTTTTCACGCTTTATTTTAGCATAGTTTGGTTTCTTTGGGGTTGCTATACCTTTTTTAATTGCACATTCAACACAGCGCACCTGAATAGTATTATACTGCTTAAATTCTTGCTTACAATCTTTGCATTTCATTTAGTTTAAATTATTATGCTTAAACCTTGTTTCAAGAAGTACAAATGTTTGATTTGTTTCGTGTGTTGTAACTACACTAACATCTTCAATGGCTGCAAAAGTAAGCATTCCGTTTGAATTGGCAGTTACTTTATACATAACCTGTAAATTTGGGTGCATATCTTCTAAAATTTCGATTAAGTCTAATACTGTCATAGTTGTTTAATTTAAGCAAGGCAGCTATTAACTACCCTGCTGTTTAATTTAGAATGGCAAATCGTTAAATGCTTTGCTTAAATTTACTGCATTGATATTATGATACCATTTGCCATTAAATTCTCTGCTGTCTACACTAAATTCTACTTCTACTTCGCCACCTACTTTGTGGTTCTGTAACTGGTCTTGTTTCATCAATGTGAAACAAATTAATTTAGGATATTTAGGGTCAAGTGTTTCAATTACGAACTCTGACTTATTCCATTCTTTACCTGCTTTTGTAACTCCTGTTACTACTTCACCGATGTTGGTGATTTTTCCTTTTACTTTGTACATATTAGATTATTGGTTGTGTTAATATTTGGATTAGTGAATCTCTTTGTTCACTTGCTGCTTCTACTTCTTCAAGTATCTTTGCTTGTACTTCTAAATCTGCGTGAACTATTTTGTAAAATATCCGTACATTTAAAGGTAAATCTATTTCTATTTTATTGCCATCAAAATCGTAGTTAGTTGATGTTAAATACCTAACTAAATAATGATTAGTTACAGCAGG